TTAAATCTAACGTCATATAGATTGTTAAATGGAGCCTCAGAGAGAAAATGTCACCACCCTTATTGAGAGCATTGTGAACAAGTCCTCTCTAACGGCTAATATCGAAAGAACCATTTATAATTATAGTATTGTTGATGCTAAACGAAGGCAAATAGCTGCGACATGGACAAATAAGTATTTTGAGCAAATATATAAGAATCGGGCCAGATCCATATGGATGAATTTAAAAACGAACCAGATGTTTTTAGAAAAAGTAAGGAATAAAGAAATTACTATAAAGCAGTTAGAACAAATGACTCATCTGGAGATCAATCCGGAGTTATGGGAACAGCTGTTGGAGGCTAAAAAGACGAGGGAGATTAATAAGTACGAAAAGAGAGAAAAGATTGTGAGTGAATTCACGTGTCGTAAATGTAAATCCAACAATTGTAGTCACTATCAGTTACAAACCCGAAGTGCGGATGAGTCAATGACTACCTTTGTCACATGTATGGATTGCGGTACTAGGTGGCGTTTTTAAGCATATAAATAAATATCATTAACTAATAGTTATGGGAAATACAACCTCTATACGAAAATATAATTTTGAGCAAATGCAATCGGTCACAAATGCAATCATAATAAATACTTTACCTAATACGAGTCAAGGATGTTTAATTTTGAATACTTTAAGAAACACGGAAGAGGAGCATACGATCAATGGTTTATTAAAAACGAATAAAAAAGTAGATATAATCATATATGGAATGAATTGCAACGATGAATCTATTTATAAAAAGTATACTCAATTGCAGGATTTAGGGTTTGTAAATATAGGAGTGTATGTGGGAGGGATGTTTGAGTGGTTATTATTACAGGATGTGTTTGGGGAGGAGTTATTTCCGACTACCTCTAAGGAGCTAGATATATTGAAATATAATAGTGCTAGTAGGTTTTTGTTGAAATAAACTCGCTTATATGGGTATAGTCTGGGGAGATGTTATTACAATCGATGGTTTTAGTTTTAATGGAGGTATTTTCTATCCACTTCTCATGATAGTGATGACATCTCTCTAAATATGCTAGCGGAATAGTCTCTCCTACGCGCGCTCGGCGTTGAACACGTTCGTTAGCGACGGATGGATCACACTTTAAATAAATAATCCCGTCTAAAGGAATCTCTTTTAGGAAATGATCAAACCATTTATTATATATTTGATACTCAACGGAGGTTATTTTTTTATCGTCATGAAGCATTTGAGCAAAGATATATTTATCGGTATAGACGGAGCGTTCGGTAATAATAATGGCATTAGGATGTTGCTCCATGGCATCTTTAAGCATTGTAAGTCTGGATATATACGCCATCATTTGAAATGAGAATGCATGGGTTTCTTGGTTGGCATAAAATAGTTCTATAATATTTTTGCCCGTTTCGTCCTTGATGGATTCCCAGATGGAGACTGGTTCTTCTAAAAAGACTACGGTGTGTCCATTAATGTTGGGTGTATTGCGTAAAGTATTAATGAGAGTAGTTTTACCTACTCCGATGTTTCCTTCGATAGTGAATAGGAGAGGCATGGTTGTTTATTATCCATACGCAGAATAATGTTTCAATTTTATTATATAAAATGGAATTTGTACTGATTTAAATATATGTTCATACTATTAATAAATGCAATTGACTAACAAATTGACTACTATTGTGCAGACGGAAGCCATCTCTCGCTCCCATATGGAAAATGACTTTAATGGAAAACAAAAATTGTCGTGCGTGATAATTCCGAAGGATCAGTCGTGGGTTTTACACGACTGGGCGAAATTATTATAATATAGATTTAAAAAACACATCGCGTCATGCAGAGGTAGATGCGGTGATGAAGCTAAAACCTAACCATAGTAGACGATTGAAGAAAGTTACTATTATTGTGTTGCGAACCAATAATAAGGGAGATAAGTGCATGATGGCGAAGCCATGTAACCGATGTATTCAATCTCTCCGATATGTGCTAGAGAGAAAGAGGTACACCTTGCACAAGGGATTCTATACGAATGAAGCTGGAGATTTCACGCAATTCTATTTGTAAAATAGATATAAACTGAACATACTATATTCTTATTATGACATATTATGCTCAAACTAAACTAACAAAGATAGAATGGGAAGGTATAGAAAAGCCGTTGCCTAAAAAAGAGATGGATATTATGCGGTTAATTAAACAAGGATACCATCATTCTACTACAACCAATACGAATCAATCTCTCCTCGGTATCATAAAAATAACACAAACGAATGAGATTGATAATTATTTATATATAGAGTATTTTAAACGTAAAGTAGATGAACTAAAAAAATACCATATAGACTTTGACGTTAAAAAAAAGAAAAGCAATCCTAGCAAAACCGATATTATACGGATACGTAATACAAATACTTTTACTACCGCGTATGAATTTATGCTGTTGGGTTTAATAAAGCAGTTATGTAAAAAACACGCGAGGGGTGGTAAGAGTTCCGAATCGGTAAAATTATACTATTCGTTAGTGAGGTTGGTGCGGATGTCGTCGGTAAAGAGTATTAATATACATATAGTGGAGTTATGCAATCATATAATAGAGTTATATGATATACCCTATAAATATTTGCTGCGATATGCCGCGTCATTATTAGAAAATAATGAATATCTCTCCAACTACGCAGATAATAAATTATATAAGCATCAATCGGATATATTTGCCGCGTGTAAAGATGTTGGTCCCAAACTGATATTTTATAGCGCACCTACAGGAACGGGTAAAACATTAACTCCAATAGGATTATCGGAATCGTATAAAATCATTTTTTTATGCGCGGCGAGGCACGTAGGGTTGGCGTTGGCTAGGGCAGCCATATCAATGGATAAAAAAATAGCATTGGCATTTAATTGCGACACTCCGGGAGAGATTAAGTTGCATTACGCGGCTGCGACGGATTATACGAGAGATTGGAAATCGGGTGGAATACGTAAAGTAGATAATAGTATTGGGGACAAGGTAGAAATTATTATCTGCGATATTAAATCATATATCAGCGCGATGCATTATATGCTTGCATTCAATGCCAAAGAAAATATCATTACTTTTTGGGATGAACCCACCATTTCATTAGACCTGGAGCATGACCCGCTACACGAAATTATACACGGTAATTGGAGAGATAATAAAATACCTACAATGATATTATCGTCTGCGACGTTGCCTGATAGGACATTATTAGCCCCAGTATGTGATCATTTTAAATCGATATTTGATGGCGAAATGATAGAAATAAATAGCAATGATACCTTGAAAAGTGTAGGGTTGTTAAATAAATATAATACCGTTTGTATGCCACATACGATATATGATACGTTTGAGACATTTAAAATTGGGGTTCAGCATTGTAAAACAAAAGGGTCCATCATGCGATATGTAGATGTAAAGCAAATAGAGAGATGCTTGCACCACTGTAGGCATCAATGGAATATATCGCCACCAGATATTGCTCTTTTAGATTTTGATATGAATTATTTAAAATCGGTATATTTGGATGTATTAGACATGTTAAACGAGGGACAGTGGAGAGAACTGCAGACAATATCCCTACCAATATATCCATCTACCATAAATATAATGACTACGGATGCATACACCTTAACCTCCGGACCAACTATATATCTGGCGAATAACGTGGAAAAAGTTGCAACCGTTTTATTGAAACAATCCAAATTACCTAGCACATTAATGAAAGAACTGACTGGTGCGTTGGCCTATAATGACCAGTTATCCATAAAAATAATGGAACTTACTAAATTATATGAGGATGGCATCGGAAAAGATGGAGAGAAAGAAAAAAAAATGACGAATATGAATATAAAACCCGAACTGAAACTACTGAAACAAAAAATAGAAACCATGCAAAAACAATTTCAAAAAATACAAATTCCCGATTATTATATACCCAACCGGAAAGATCACCGCGAGAGATGGACCGGTAAACACTCCGACCTATTCACTAGTAATGTGGATGAAAGTATTTCGGAAAAGATTCTGAACATAGAAGATATAGAGGATAGTTGGAAGATATTGCTGTTGTTGGGGGTGGGAGTGTTTACCAAACATCGTTCAGTGGTATATATGGAAATCATGAAACAATTGGCACAAGATCAGAAATTATTTTTGATTATTGCTTCTAGCGATTTTATTTATGGTACGAATTATCAATTCAGTCATGGATATATTGGAAAAGACCTATGTGGTATGACCCAAGAAAAACTGATTCAATCCCTCGGACGTATCGGACGTAATGGCGGACAACAAACGTATACCGCCCGAATGCGAGATGATACCCTCATTCAGAAATTATTTTTACCCGATACCTCCAACACGGAAGCTACCAAAATGTGCGAATTATTCTGTTGTTAGGAATTTGCAGGTATTTAGGCATTAAGAAAACTTACTTTATAAAAATATAAAATATATCTATATTTTATATGAAGCGTAGAAAACATTCTAGAAAGTGGAGAAATAGTAAACAGAGTCATAGAACAAAAAAACCCCGACGGCAAAATAGAACAACTAAACAGTTTTCTAGAAAGCGCATTGCAAAAGCAGGAACACAAAGATGGGATGGCATTCAATGGGAAGACCAGCGTCAAAACTATGCGCAGCTGGAAAAAAAGGTATTAGATCTTTTAGGAATAAAAGGCAAAAATGTTGGAGATCCAGGTCCTAAGCCTGCGTGGTGGAGCGGGACAGTTAAGCCTTCAATTGTAACTGCAGTAAGGGATATGCAGAATAGAGAACCAAAACTTCTAGAGGGTGCGAGGGATTACCGCGCGAATCTATTGGGTCTCAAAAGTAGTCGCGTGCTACTTGAATTACAAAGATCTATAGCTCTTAGATTAGCCGCAGCAAAACCTTTTGTGGATAAACTATCTAGTACGCCCGCTGCAGACGTTCAGCGAGTACGGCAGTTAGAACTGAATATAGCAAAGCACGCCCATTTTAATCAAGCGGTTCAAAGTGGACTCTATGAGATGCTTCTCGACCCAGAAATAGATACGAGGGTTTTGGAGCTTGAGGATAAAGAACCAGCACCAACACCACACCCAATGACGATGACCGCACCAGCACCCGCACCAGCAAGTGATGCGGACGTTTTTTGGGGCACACCGAAAAAAACGACGAAAAAAACGACAAAAAAAACGACGAAAAAAACGACAAAAAAAACGACAAAAAAAACGACAGCAAGTGATGCGGACGATTTTTGGTCCTAGATCACACAATATATCGATACCTCCAACACGGAAGCTACCAAAATGTGCGAATTATTCTGTTGCTAAAGTATCCGATGAAACGTAGAAACACACGCAATCATAGCTATTAAATGGACCCCTACATGATAAATGACCCAATGATCATCATAGATAAATTCTACTACATAACAACAACCTGCTATAAATAACAGTATATACTGTATATAATATTCAAAATATAACGCGTACAGCCCCAACAAGATATAACAATTACATTTGTCGACAAAGCACAACCCATTTCTATAACTAGAAGGCGTATCTTGTGACCAATAACACACCCCTATTATCCCAAATATTACAGAACCGATTCCTCTATATATATCTCTCTCACAGCAACTTAATATAGTCAATATGCATGTGTTGGTCATGAGAGAGATTTGAAATATTCCTCGCTCATTATAAATCGGTACATATTTCGCCCACTCAATCATATCATTATATATAGTGCTACCCATTTAAATGGATGTATCCACCGGTTTATTCAGACTTAATAGGAT